GTGGCTCGTGGCGCAAGGGATCGTAGCAGAGGTCTAAGATGGCGTTTTCACACGGCTCCAAAGCGGCACTCTTTATCGCAGGATCGGACGTCTCGTCGGCGTTCACCTCTGCGACCGTCACTCGCACCCGCGACACTGCGGAGACCAGCGGGCTCGGTGCCACTGCCAAGTCATACATCGCTGGACTAGATGACGCCACCGTTTCTGCGGAGGGCATGTATGAAGCAGGCTCTGGGCTACCAGACGAAGTGCTCTCAGGCATCCTCGGATCAGCCAGCAAGTCTGCGTTTATCCTCGCAGTCACTGGCGGAGCAACTGTTGGTGATGCTGCACTCGCAGGGAAGATTGACACCACCTCGTACGAAGTCAGTTCACCTGTAGATGGCGTCACTGCCGCCACCCTTGAGTTCCAGACTAGCGACGGTGCACCTTCGGGCAAGATTCTGCGCCCAAAGACCGCCACCACCACGTCTGGCGACGGCACTGCCCTGGACAACTCATCCTCCACTGCTAACGGGCTCGTTGCAGTGCTGCAGGTGCTCGCCATTTCTGGCACGACACCCTCCATCACGGTTGGAGTTGAGCACTCTGCCGACAACATCACCTATGTAGCGCTCGGGACGTTCACCGCAGTCACGAGTGGGACATCGGCACAAGTAATCACCACGACTGGCACGGTCAACCGCTACCTGCGAGCAACGTGGTCAGTTTCAGGAACAACCCCCAGCGCGACTATCGTAGTCGCCGCTGGAAGAAAGTAAGGGAGACACCACAATGGCGTTCAATCATGGCTCCAAGGCGTCGCTCCAGATCAACGATGGCTCAAGCCTTCGCGATCTGTCGTCGTTTCTCACGAGCGTGACGTTCCCACAGACCCTTGACACTGCAGAAGTGTCGGCACTCGGCAACACCAGCAAGGCGTACATCGTTGGACTTCGTGACTCCACTCTATCCATTGAGGGGATTTATGATCCAACGGCGGACGGGTACCTCAACACCATCGCAGGACTAAGCACCGCGACGGCGTTTGAGTATTTCCCGAACGGCACACCTGTTGGCAGCACGAAGCCAAAGTTCTCTGGCAACTGCATCCTCACTTCGTATGAAGTGGGCACGCCAGTTGACGGAGCGGCTACGTTCACGGCTGAGTTCCAGGTTTCAGGAGCAGTCACACGCGCAGTAGCGTAATCAACTAAGCCCCACTAGGAGGAACCCATGACAGACGAGAAGAAAGTACTCTCAGCAGCAGAACTCCTCACCTTCACTGCACTCCCAACGGAGACGATGGAGATTCCCGAGTATGGCGGCAGCATCGTCATCCGAGGACTCCGCAAGTCAGAGCAGATGGACCTTCGCAAGAAGGCACAGCGGGGCGACGGCACCTTTGACGAGACTGCCCTAGAGATTGGCATGCTCGCTGCAGGCATTGAGGAGCCAAAGTTTACTGAGGAGCAGATCACGCAACTTGCGCACATCAGTGCGGGAGTCTACGATGCGATCCTGCTCCGCATCGCTGAACTATCAGGCACGGGGGCGACCTCCGTAAAGCGAGCAGAGAAGTCGTTTCGTCCTAGATAACGACCTCCGCTTCGTCTTTACTCTCGCCCGCGACCTCGGCAAAACAGTCAACGAACTCCTCACCGACCTGTCGGGGGCGGAGTATACTCACTGGGTTGCCCTATACTCCGTAGAGGCAAAGGAGGCAGAACGAGCAAACAAGCGAGCAAGTAAAGGCGGTCGTAGGTGACGGGCAAAGAAGCAGCACGACTATTTGTTAGCGTAGGCGCCGATACCTCCCAGTTTCAGGCTGGGATGCGTGGTGTGCAGTCGGGGCTCAACCAAACGTCTGCAGCCGTCAATGGCACGATGGGCATGTTCAAGCAGTTTGCCCTCGGTCAGATCGTCGGCACCTATGCCCTGCAAGGGCTCAACTCAGCCCTCGGCTTTGCCCGCGACTCCGTCATCGGATTCAACGCCACACTAGAGCAAGCACAGATCGGATTCTCCACCATGCTTGGATCAGGAGAAGCCGCCACTGCGATGCTCAACGACCTCAAGAAGTTTGCCGCCGCTACCCCGTTCCAGTTCACTGGACTCCTTGACTCCTCCAAGCGGCTCATGGCAATGGGCTTTGAGGCGGAAAAGATTATCCCGATCATGCGAACAGTTGGTGATGCTGTTGCAGGACTAGGTGCAGGTGAGGAAGGCATCAACCGTGCAACCTATGCACTTGGTCAGATGCGAACAGCGGGCAGGATCAACAGCCAGGACATGATGCAACTCACGTCCCTCGGTATTCCATCGTGGCAGTACCTCGCTGACGCCATTGGCGTCACCACTGCAGAGGTCCGCAAGATGAGTGAGAACGGACTGATCCCAGCGGAGTTGGGCATCAACGCCATCCTCGCAGGCATGGAGAAGGACTTCGGTGGCATGATGGCAAAGCAAGCGACCACCTTCAATGGTGCGCTCTCCAACATCAACGACATGCTCCAGCAGATTGTGGCGGGCGGCTTTGAGCCCCTGTTCAAGGAGGTAAGTGCTGCGGCGCTTGCGATGGCGACGTTCCTCCAGTCATCCTCTGGCACCAAAGTCATGAACGACCTGCGTACCATCGTCCAGCAAGTTGTGGATGTCATGAAAACAATCATCCCGACGGTGTTCGGCGTCATCGGAGCATTTGCGGGATTCATTGCAGCGAACCCGATTATCATGCAGGTAGTTGGTGCCATCATTGGGCTCCGCGTTGCCCTCGTTGGGCTCTCCATCATCACGGGTATCATTAGCATGATCCGCACCCTCGCCTTCACAATGGGAGCCGTCCGCGCTGCGTTTATGGTTGGAGGAGTTGTGCAGGGGTTCACCACCCTCATGCTGGCTCTCGCGCCTACTCTCGTCGCTGCGACCGCAGGCTTCGGTGGTGCTGCAGCAGCAGTTGGAGCGTTTACTGCAGCACTCCTGTTGAACCCTATCACCTGGATCGTCCTCGCCGTTGTTGGCGTCACAGCAGCAATCGTCACACTTGGTGGTGCATTTGACACTACAGGTGAGCAGGCAAAGCGATCTGCCGAGATGACGACTGACTCATGGAAGGACACCCACTCGTACCTGACCTCGTACAATGCCACTGCACCGCGTGAGGCACAGGCAGGAGGTGCAGCCTACGGAGCCGCATACGCTGCGGGCGTCACGGGCACAGGACCAGCGCAGTATGCAGCAGGTGCGTACATCTCCACCCAAGCCGCAACAGGCATGGCAACAGAAGGTGTTCCAGCAGGTGCCGCTGCAGGCAAAGCCGTTGGTGATGCGTTTAGCAAGGCTGCCATTGAGCAGTCCCTCGTTGCGTTCCGTGCAGGAGAAAAGGACATTTCAGGTGTTGCAACGGACACCGCAACATCGTGGCAGAAAGCGTTGGAAGAAGCGCTCAAGCAACTCAACATGTCAAACGCCAACTCCACCCTCAACAAGAAAGTCACAGAGGCGTTCACCATCAAGCCTGGCGTCCTCAAGGCGGCACTCCTCTCAGGGCTCGGTGGACTATCTGGTGACCTGCTCGCTCTCGCCAACGGTGCGATTGACAAACTCTACACAGCCCAGATCAGCCAGCGATTCGCTAACTCACTCAAGCCAAAGGGTAAAGCCATCTATGAGGGCTTCGTTGCCCTCAAGACTGACATGGTGCGCGGTGCTCAGGAGGCACTAGACGCTGCCAAAGCCAAACTCATGCAACTCCAGGACGTCGTCAAGAACCTGAAGGACAAGATGGCTGCCTATGCCGCAGAGATCAAGCAAACGCTCATGAGCGGACTATCCTTGCGTGGCATTGACATGGCTGCAGAGTTCAAGGAGGTCGCCTCAACAGTCACCACCACCCTCACCTCAACCATGAACGGGATCACTCGCGTCATCCAAGAGACGGCTAACAAGGTGACGCTTGAGCCGATCCTCAAGGATGCAACCTACGTTGTCAGCCAGTTCCGCGACAAGGTGACGCAGATGGCTTCGTTTATCAAGAACCTTCGCAACCTGCAAAACTCTGGGCTCAATAAAACGCTGCTCACTGAGATCATGAGCATGGGAGCCGTTGAAGGTGGTGCGATTGCGCAGGCGCTCGTTGGCAACAGTACAGCCATCCAGGAGATGAATCAACTGCAGTCGTATGCAGACCAGATGGCAGGAGCCTTTGGCAACATGATGGGGCAGTCAGAGTTTGGTGCACAGATCGCTGCAGCCGAGGGAGCCGTAAAGAAGCAAGAAAAGGTAGTCAAGCGCAGAGAGGCTGACCGTGATGCTGCTCTAGCGTTTGACCCTATCCAGGCGACACTAGATGCACTTGCACTCATGAAGAAAGGCTCAGGAGCCAACAGTGGTGGTGGCGGCGGGGGCGGTGGTGGCGGAAACAATGGTGGAAACAATACCGCCACAGTCAACAATAGCGTCAGCATCAACCTCGTCGGTGGAGCAGTTTCAGGGGACTCCATCCTTGAGCGCCAAGCGCAGGCTCGCAGGATCGCTGACGAAGTTGCACGCGCCCTCGGACAACTCGGCACGGCAGCCAATAACGGCTACATCCTCCGATAATGGCAGTCACCACAGTACGCCCTAACGGAACGATCAGTGGATCGGGAAACTTTACCCTCACAGGTGGAGGTGCAACTGCCCACGCCACCCTCAGCGACAACTCCGACAGCACCTACCTAGCCAACAGCACCTCGGGTGTTGCGACGCTGACCCTTGACGTTGGCACCCTTACGCTTGCAGGCAATGAGTCCGTCAGGCAGGTCCGCGTGCGTGCGCGTGTGCTCACCCCCACGGTTTACGGCAGAGTCAACCTCAACCTCGGCACTCGGCAGGCAGGTGCCGCTAAGTACTCCTCTGCCCTCGCTATCCGAGGACAGAACGCCGCCGCCACTACCATCACAGGTGCATGGCTATCTACCTCACCGTTCGGCGGTGCGTGGTCCCAGTCAGACATCAACGACCTCCGCGTCCAACTTACGGAGTACAAGACAGGTGCCGATGAAGCCAACGTCTACGAACTTTACGTAGACGTAGATGTTGCGACTGAGCCAACGACGACTGTATCCTCACCTACGGGCACGATCACCGACACTGCCAAGCCAGAAGTCACGTTTACCTACACAGACCCAGATGCCACTGACCAGCAGGCGGCATACGAGGTCAAGGTATTCTCTGCCGCACAGTACGGAGCATCAGGCTTCACCCCTGAACTCACGGAGGCGTCCTATGAGTCAGGCGTTATCTCCAGTGTAGACCTCAGCCACACGCTCACTGGCTATCTGGACAATGCTGTCTACCGTGCCTACGTCCGCGTAGCAAAAAGTCTCGGTGGTGTCTTACTATTCTCCGACTGGTCTTACAGCGCGTTCACCCTTAGCGTCACCCGCCCAGCAACTCCCACTATGACTGCCTCATGGGATCAAAGCACCAGCCGAGCGACTATTGTCGTCACGGGCACCTCGTCAGGATCGTTTGACACTCAGTACTTTGAGGTTCAGAGAAGTGAGGATGGAGGCGTCACCTACTCCACCATCAGGGGTGCGGATGAACTCGTCCCTGCATCGGGCTATGCGTCAACTGTTTATGACTATGAAGTCAAGCGTGGGATCACTGCAAAGTACCGCTCCCGATCCATCGGAGCAGTGGGCACAGGGTTTGCCAACACGGCATGGAGCACCGTTGCAGATGTCGTCATCACCTCCGACAGCAAGTTGTGGCTCAAGGCTATCGCCAAGCCATCCCTGAACTACGGCAATGCTGTCGTGCTCAACCGCCTCGGGGTGACTATTGAGGAGAACCTCGGCGTGTTCCGCCCCATTGGGCGCTCACTCCCAGTTGTGGTTTCGGGCACTATCGGAGGATCAGATGGTGAGTTGGAGATCGTCACGACCACCACTCCAGAGTGGGATGCTATCTACGCACTCGCCACCTACCAGTACACCATCCTCCTCCAGGAATCCACAAACGACCAGAAGTATGTCCGCTTCATTGCACGCACGTGGGAGGAACAGCAGGTCGGCTCCGTCAAGCAGCGCATCCTCCGCATCGGATACATCCAAGTAGACCCAGAGGAGTAACCATGTACCCTACGTCTGCAGAGTACAAGGCTGCCCTAAAGCGAAGTCACCAGACCACCCTGGTCGCTGAGGTATTCTCGGGCGACACTAAAGTCCTGACCATCTACCCCACGGATGGTGAGGTCAGTGTGGATGCCACTCAAAGGATCAGGCGCACGATGCGCCTCACCCTGGCATCGCCACGACCCACCTACACTTCGTACAACCAGATCACCTACGCTGCCCTCTACGGCACCTATACCACCTATGCAGCAATGGCGGCAGACGCCAGCACCTACGGCACCCTCAAACTTGCAGGGGAGGCGGTAGCCGTGCAGGTGGACTCTGGGCTCGTACCCGACAACGTTGCCGATGCCCTCATGCCCTACGGCAATGAGATCAAGATTAGTCAGGGTGTGGAAGTCACGACCAGCAGCCCCTACACCTACTCACTGCTCCAAACGTCCTACGCGACCTATGGCGCACTAGGCTCCGCCATCCAGACCTATGGTCAACTCGGTCAACTCAGCACCCAGACCACAGGCTACGAGATGATCCCGCTCGGTGTGTTCGTTATCACCGATGTAAGCATTGAGGATGGCGACAATGGAGCAACTATCCAAGTTTCAGGACTAGACCGATCTGTCAGGATTGCCAGGAGCAAACTCACTGACATGTACCAGATCACCGCAGGCACAAACGCTGCCACTGCCATCCAAGCACTCCTCCAGGACCGCTGGGCAGACATCACGACCTCGTTTTCCGACACCACGGCGACCCTCAACGACATCTACCTCGGCTCGGACACCAGTACCGACCCGTGGGCAGATGCTCAGGACATTGCCCAGTCAATCGGCATGCGCCTATTCTTTGACCAGAACGGGGTATGTAGACTCGTCCCTCAGCGAGACTATTCCAACGCTTCGCCAGACGCCACCTATGAGGACGGTGAGGCAAACGTGCTCACCTCTATCTCCCGCAGGATCACCGTTGAGAAAACCTATAACACGGTCATTGTTGCGGGTGAAGGCACCGACAACACGACGACCGTGTTCCGTGCTGAGGTTTACGATGATGACCCTGCAAGCCCTACCTATCGTTTCGGCAAGTACGGCACCGTCCCCTACTTTTACTCATCCCCCACGATCACCTCAGGGGCACAAGCAGCCATTACTGCCGAGGCACTCCTCCAGCAACTCAAGGGTGCGACAGAGGAGATTGGATGGTCTAGCATCAGCGACCCGAGCCTGGACGTAGAGGACGTCATCAAGGTAAAGAACGAAGGGACAAAGGTGGATCAGGTGCTCGTCCTAGACTCGTACCGCCTCCCGTTCAAGGCAACTGAAGTCATGAACGCCCGCGCTAGACTCATCCGCACCCTCACAGGTGAGGCGGCAGCATAATGGCAGACCGTCGTATTCCCACCCCTATCGTCACCAGCCCCATTGACCGTGAGATCGGCAGGATCGTCAAGGCGTTTACCCCCTCCATGGAAGCCCCCCGACTCCACTACGGCGTCATCGTTTCTGCGTCAGGGGGCACGGCAACCATTACCGTCTCAGGAGGCACTGCACAGGTTCAGGGTGTCCGCTACCTGGCTGACTCCACGCCTAGCGCAGGCAACGTGTGCGTGCTACTATCCCAGGGAGGCGACATGCTGATCATTGGCACGCTTACCTAGGAGTAGAATAAGAACATGCCGACCACGAGCCGAGGATACCCATACCCCACCAGCGGCGACGATGTAGACGTCCCTGGTGATCTCCTTGCGCTCGCCAGTGCCATCAACACAGATGTTGGCAATGGGTTGGGCTC